CCGATCTATGATTTCGCCGAGCAGTTTCCGTGGCACTATAACCGCGTCCTTCATCTTTTTTGTTTTGTCCATGATTTTTTGCTCCTTGCAAACGTGATGTTAGTATGATATAATAGAGCAGTAAGTGTTTCGTGCGCACTTACCCTCGCGGCAGGTCGGTCTCATCCTCATCTGCCGCCTTTTTCTTTTCGCCCAGCTCGTGCCGCAGATTTTCATCCGCTAAAAACACCTTTGCCGGGTCTGCCTCGGTAAAGCTGTGTCCGCATTTGTCCGCGAGCGTAACTACATAATACGTCTTAGGATAACCGCGTATAAGCAGCTCGTCCGAGGTAAATACTCGCGTGATTCTCACAATCCTTGTGTAGACTATGCCGTCGTGTATCACAGGGAATCTGCGGTATGCCGCGCTGTTGCACTCCTCAATCGTCACGGCGGAACACCCCGAGCGGATATGCCAAAACCACAAGTACGCCATGCACCGCCGCCATGATTGCCGCTGCCTTCGGCGCTTCTTCGACAAACGCGATCACCGCCAACGCGCACAGCAATATCAATACGCAATACAAATCTTTTCCTCTCATTAAATCAGCCCCCTCTCTTGCGCGATTACCGTATAGGCGTCAAGCATGAGCTTTACCTCACGGAGGTACTCCTTGCCGGCATACGCAAAATGTTCCGTGCCTTTAAAAAATCTGTAGCGGTAATTGTTGAGTCGCGTTTTTATCGCGTCGTCGCTAAACTTTGCCGCACGGAGGGAGTTTGCCCTCTCACGGACAGCCGCGTCATGATACTGTTCCGCGAGTCGAGCGACCTCGTTTTCCGTCTCCGTGATTTTGATGACTGTTTTTTTAGTCATTTTCCGTCCTCCAAAATCTCCGCCACCTTTCCGCGCTCCCTAACAAGGTCGTCAAAAAGCGCGGTGAGCTGGTCCCATGTCAACCCGTCGAAGTCGTCCTCCGTCGGCTCGGCGCATCGAAAGAGCGGAATGGACCCGTTAAAAGTCCCGTCCGGATTCCTCCCCGCCGCAAATCCGACGCAAACGAGGTCTCCCACGGTCACTGTCGGTTTGTCAGTCATTTTTCGTCTCCTCCGCGTTCTCGGTCTTCTTGTCGGTCGGCTTGAGCTTTTCTATGCTTTCTCTCGCGATAACCATACCCTCGGCAATTCCCGTTATTCTGATTCTGTCGTCGCTTGTCAGTTTCTCAAAGCTTTCGCAAAGTCCGTCGAGTATCTTCTTGTCTTTTTCACTCATCGTTTTATTCTCCTCTCTCAATTAAAAACATTGTTTTATTTGACACCCATATTATAACACATATTGTTATCCGTGTCAATACATTTTAATAAATATCTTGACAAAAATAAAAATATGTGTTATAATATATACGTGCAAAGGAGGTGCATATATGTCTGATATAAGCGATCGCATCAGATATGTGCGTCAGCACTATAAGCTTTCCCAAACCGAGTTTGCAAAGAAAATCGGAACTACGCAAGGCATGATTACCATGCTGGAGCGCGGCACCCGAATCCCCAATGAGCGGCAGGTGCTCTTGATATGCAGCGTGTACAACATCCGGCGAGAATGGCTTGAGGACGGAACCGGTGAAATGCAGGAGCATCCCGCCGAAAACGACGAGCTTGCGCAGTACCTCGCAGGCATGATGTACGACGAGGCGCCGTCGGTTTTAAAATCGTTTTTGACAATCCTCGCACGGACAACGCCCGAAGAGCGCGAAGTCCTCGCAAAAATCATGTCGGAAACAATATCCCACTACACGGAAAGCGAAAAAAATGAAAAAGGTGAGAGTTAATCTCATCTTTTTTATTGCAATTTGCGTTTTTTGTGCTATAATGAGGACAGACGGAATTTTTTATATTTTTATTTTTTGAGGTATGTTATGAAAACGAAAATCAAAATTATTATCGGTGCAATTATAGCGGCGGTCGGGTGTTACGGACTTTGCATGGCAGTCCCTCTCCTTAATGAGCGCAACTGGCTTGTCCCGTCGTCGATAGTAGTAATGTTGTTTGGCGTAATCCTAATAATCGCGGGAATCAAGGATTTACCGGAGACTCCCGACCGAGAGGATGGCGAACACTATTGCCATCTCCACCGGCACAACATCGCGACGGAAAGATGCAGTATGTGTCAACAGTGGACTTGCGACGTCGGAGCGCACCGAGACAGCTACGGACGGTTAATCTGCCCTCTCTGCTACGATAAGATTTCAAAACGCGCCTTCGCCGAGCAAAACCACATCCCCTATAAGAGCAAAACAACCGCCGTGCTTCTCGCGTTATTCCTCGGCTGTCTCGGCATACACCGCATTTATCTCGGTCGCAAAAACGGATTTGTATACCTCGCGCTTATGATTTTATTTTGCTGGACCATAGTCGTGCCGTTTGGGATTGCAATTTGCGCGATAATTGACCTCGTTATGATAGCGACCAACCAATGGCAGGATCAGTATTACCGCGACCTCGTATAACGCAAAAGAGAGGATTTGACTCCCCTCTTTTTTATTTGCGCTTTTGCAAAATACCGAGTATCAGCTGCTTCACCAGCTTAAGCCCCCTCTCATCGCACAGCTCAAGCAGCGCGCGGATCTCTTTCAAAAGTTTCTCTTTTTGCATTTTTTGCACCCTCCTATATTGATTTTTGACCCCCTTAATGATACAATGGTCACGTACTATTTTTATTTGATTATATTATGCCAAATTTTGGTAACGCTGTCAACCCATTCGACGAACGTTGTCAAAACTGGTGTTCTTCTGAGGTTTTTCACATGGCTTTTCAAAAAATAAAATCTGTCCCGCCGGAAAATGCGCTCAACGCAGTTATATACGCGCGGTACTCCTCCACCCAGCAGACGGAGAACTCAATTGACGGTCAGCTCCGCGAGTGCAACCGTTTTGCAGATCTCCACGGATACCGAATAATCGGCACATATATTGATCGCGCAAAGTCCGGCACATCGGTTGAGGAGCGCACCGATTTTCTCCGTATGATAGAGGACGCAAAAAAGCAACAGTTTGCCTATATCATAGTCTATCGCTTTGACAGATTCGCCCGCAACCGTTATGACTCCGTGATTTACAAAAAACAGCTGTCGGCGGTCGGCGTCCGTGTTATCTCAACCGCTGAGACTGTCGGAGACGGAGACGAGGCTATAATTTTGGAGTCAATCTATGAAGCAATGGACGAAGCGTACTCCCGCAGGCTCTCAACCATCACAAAAAGAGGACTCAAAGAGACGGCGCGTAAAAATCTGTGGACGAGCATACCGCCGTTTGGATATCAGCTAATCGACCGCCGCCCTGAGATTTTGCCCGCCGAAGCTGACGGAGTCAAAATGATTTTTGAAAAATACCTCGAAGGCGCGACAAAAAAAGAGATAGCGGACGAGCTAAACCGGCGCGGACTCAAAACCAAAAACGGGAATGAGTTTGACTATAAAAAACTCGACTCCATCATGCACAACAAACTCTACACCGGAGTGAGTGAGTACATGGGAGTTGAGCGCACTTGTCCCGCCATCATCTCGACGGAGCTTTTTGACGCGGTGCAGGAAAAATTAAAAGCGAGCGCAAAATACTACGGCAGAAAATCCGAAAACACTCACTATGCGCTCTGCGGAAAGCTCTACTGCGGATACTGCGGTAAAGCGATGGTCGGAGACGCGGGAACAAGCAGGACCGGCACGAGATACAATTACTACTCCTGCCCCGGACGCAAAAAGAAAAAAGCCTGCCGAAAAAAAGCCGAACGACAGGATTTTATCGAGTGGTACATCTGCGAGCAGACGTTAAAACACGTGCTGACGGACAAGCGAATAAAAGAGATCGCCGCAAAAGTGGAAGAGCTTGCGAAATCCGAGGCGGACACGAGCGAGTTAAAAGAGGCGGAGCGCCGGCAAAACGAACTGAACAAACAGCTTGACGAGCTGACGGCAAAATTTATACAGGCGAAAAGTCAGCGAGTGATTGACAAGCTCAACGAGCAGGCGGACGAGCTGGACAAACAGCTGACGGCGGTTGAGTCGGATATAGCGCGGCTGAGATTGAGAGTGCAGCACACAGTCAGCGCGGAGCAGGTCGAGCGATATCTACGGTCCTTTAAAACAGGCGACCTCCTGAGCGAGGATTTCCGCGGGCGCGTGATTAATACTCTGATACAATGCGTGTATCTCTACGATGATAAGATTATAGTCTATTTTAACATCAAAGGTGCAAAGTCGATAACGCATATCGACGCAATCCGCGATGCCGAATCCCTCATTGGTTCGGATAGCTCCCGCTGTGGGGAGCTTGACTCGAGCCTATCCGAACACATATATATGATATATGAGCAAAGCGCGATAGGTTGTGTAATAAAAATAGAGCGGTAAACCCGCTCTATTTTTTTTGCTCACCATCCTTGATTGGGGTCGACCTCGCTCGGCGGAACATCATCGTACTCCATCTCTTCAGTGGTTATTTTAATCGGGTATTTAAGTGCGAAATTGTCTTCTTCGTAGCACGCCATCATGATTCCGATCCATCTTTCATCATGCCACTCGTCACGCACAACCAGCTCGTCGTGATAATATTTAATGAGCTGTTCGATGTCTTCTTTGCTCGGTTTGCATACCCATTCGCCTACAAGCATCTTACCAATGATTTCCGGAATCATCGACCTATTCCATTTTGCTATAAGCTCATATACATCATAGCCGCCGAACACTCCGTAGCCTTCATAATGCGTTTCGTGGATTGCTTTTCCGTATTCATTTTGAAATTCCGGCGGAACGAGGAGGAATGAATCTCTCCATTCGCCATCAATCAAACGCTGTTTCTTGTCCGCGAAATACCAACTGAACTGACCCATTTTTACTATCTCCTTGATTTTTGTTTTCGTTTTATTCCCTTGCTGTATCTATATTATACCACGCAATGCGTGGAATGTCAATAGTTTTTTATAAATTTCTTTGGATTTTTACTCAATTTTTGTTGACAAAACATCAGCCGCAAGCAGCTCGAGCACATACTCCGGCGGAACGCGATGCCCGCCATCCCAGTCCTCGACCGTTCTCCTCGGTATGCCGTATTCTCTTATCATTTCAAGCTGCGTCATTCCGCTGATGGCACGCAACTTTTTAAATGTAAAGTCATTTGTCAATTCCCATATGATTTTCATGATTTTTATTGCTTTGTCTGCTGAGCCGCCCTCGGAATAATATTCTGCCGGAAGGCTTCCGCTCTCCTCGTACATATATTCTTCTAAATTTCCGCATTCCTCCGCATCTATACGGAGTCGGTGGAATTCTGCCAATGTCATTATTTTTCCTCCGTTTTTAGTTTTTCTATTATTTCTTCTGCTAACATTGATATTGCAATTTGCTCGTCTTCGTCGACTTTTTTGTTTGCTCGTATTTTGTCTCCCTCTAACTGGAGATCGTACTTGCTTATCAATCTCTCCGGCGTGGTGTAAATAGCTCGCTCGTCACACTCCGGCAGCCATTTATCCGGCATGGGATCTCTAAGGATTTTTATTAGCTTACCCGCATTTGTCTCGGATAAGCAGGCATAAGCTTTAGGCGCAGTACACATTACCGCTTTTTGCCACACTCCCTTCTTCATCCCAAGTTTTTTGCATAAATATCGACATCGTGCCTCGTCGTTATACGTCATGCCGTTTAAAAAGCGATTAAGACGTCTGACATAGTCGTTGCCCATCTCTACCCACGCCGGTACAAGCTTTCCCTTATCGTTAAAATCATATTGATTCGATACAACAACTCTGCCGTCTTTGGCTATGTATTCGTTACGCAAGTCTTTCGCGTATTCAATCTGTTTTTCCGTCCCCTCAAGCTCGGGGAGTACAATATCTCCGAGTATTTCCTTTGCTTCTTCGGCGTTTCGATTCCTTATCCACGTTTTAAAGCACTCCGGACACAGGTCTTTCTCGAGTCGTTTTATTTCTTTTTCTCGGTCTGCGTTTTTGCCGTACAACTGTACTTCTCCCGCGTGACCGCATCTGTAATTAATTTCATATCTTGCCATTTCCGTTTTCTCCCTCGCCCTCAAGCAGATAACTCGGAGCGGTCTTGTGATATTTTTTGCCGCCTCGATTGCAGACAAACGGCTGTATATATTTGAGTTTTTTCTCCTTACCGACGTGTCGATAATGTCCCCGCACGTGCCATGAGAGTTTTTTGTAGTCGACATCCCGCGGCGGTCTATCCTCGGCATTTAAAATTATTCGTTTAATTTTTGTTTTTCGGATTTTTATCGGAGTCGCACCGACTCTCCGTCTTTTGTAGCCAGCCTTTTTCGTTTCTGTCGGAGCGTAGATTTTCTCCACGACCTCCGGCTTAAAATAAAGCATGTAAGCTTGCACCGCGATTATTATCGAGACAATTGCGGTTGTAAACTCCTTGAGCCAGTTGATATCATATTTGTCTCCGGCTCGCTCCATCAATTTTGCTCTGACCTCAAGCTTATCCGAGTAGTGCTCATAATCTGACTCAAGCACGCCTAAATTCTCGCCATCAAGTCTTGCCTTAACCGCAAATGCAGTAAGCTCATCGTTATAGTGCACAAACAGTTCACACATGATTCCTTTTGGCGTCGCAAACTCCAATCTAAAATCTTGATAAATCGGCGGGACACGTTTATCAAGCTCAGGATGTGCCATGATCCACAGAATAAACTCGTTTGCGTCGCCATTGACTTTGATAAGCGGATATTTTTCTTTGTTTTTTTGACTCGGGAATATGTAATTTTCCATTTTTTAAAGCGTTATGCAGCCCTCATACCACAGTATTTCGATGAGATTTTCCTCTTTGCTTATATCTCCAAAAAACTTATTTTTTTTCCATCCTTCTCTCCGTCGTATGTGGGAGTGGTAGTTCTCGTCATTTTGCAGCTTGATTGCTATATCAAGCGCGTCACTTTTGGTTGCGACAGCCTGTTTTATAAGCTCCTCATATCCGTATTTTTTGATTGCTTCGGCGGCGGTTATGTAACAACCATCAGAATCCACAATACACTTTTCGCCAAGTTGTTCAAACTTTTTTCTGCATACCTCGAATTCATCCTCTAATTCTCTGATTATGCCTCCTAAGGTTTTGTTATTTCCGCCCAAATAGTGCGGGAGCCAGCCGTTAAATCTGCGCTTTTCATCCGGTGTCATTCTTCGCACAGCCTCGCATTTACGGTCGTAGATATACGATTCTTCGTTTTCCGCATCGATTTCGTTTGGATCGCTTGGCAGCTCGATGTCGTCCGAGAAAGGCACCCTAAATATAAACACATCGCCCTCAATAGGCATGTCATTCGGATAATCTGACCGGGATGGAGCGAGCCATATGTTTTCATACTCCCATTTGTCACGTTTTAATGCGAGTTGGTGCGCCTTTTCAATCGCGCGATCCACCTCGTAAAAGTACTCTCGTTTAAAGCTATAATCCCAAAATCGGCTTATAACAAGTGCTATTGTTATTTTTTTCATTTTGTTTACACCTCATTGCAGTATTTTTTCGCTTCGTCATGCTCCCACGCTCGAGCGAGGATAAACTCAACCGTCTGGCAGTCGGCATCTAAAACCAGATCTCCGTCGTCACCGAGCACGGTTGCGATGAGACGGTATAAGGTCTTAACGCTACCTTTGCCTCCGGTAGCCACCTTGTGAGCGTATTCGGGGTCGGATTCAAAACCCATGATTTCCGACCAGTCAAAATTTCCGAAACGCTCCCACATTTCGGAGGAAGTGCGGAATTCTTCTGTCCAGTCTTCGAGTTCGTCCTCATCAGCGCCCCACCACGTGTGGGTCCACTTGCCGTTCTCTTTCTTGAGTTCTGCATAACCCATAGCTCCGCCTTCGCAGATACTGTCTCTTCTGACTGTAATACGTATTTTCATTTTTGTTCTCCTTTAATTTGTGATACCTCCCTCCGTGGTGGAGGGAACGCACCGAGCCTAAATCCTGTTTATAGTCGCTCGGTCGACTTTGTGGTTAGGTCGACTACGTTCTCAGGAAACTCTCTTTTGACGTAATCGACCGCTTTGGCGGTGGGAACCGGATGTATTATATCAGGGGAGGCGTTTTCGATGGCGAAATCGACAAATTCCCGGACGATTTCGCGCACCTTTTTTTCTCCCTGGATGCCATACACATTGACATTCCCTAACCGCTTTGCGCAGGCGATATGTTTATACAAGCATGGTGAGTAAACGCCATCGCAAAAACGCTCTACTACGCGCTCATATTTTGCGATTTCCTCGCCGGAGATATGAGCGCCGTTTCCGTGAAATGTGACGTCGAATCTCACATTCGCGGGAAGTCCAACGGAAACCTCATTGATGATTTGTCTTATTCTTTCGTTTTTCATTTTTTGTTTCTCCTTTTTGTTTGTTTCGTTCTCTTGTTTACATCTATATTATACCACGCATTGCGTGGTTTGTCAATAGGTTTTTATAAATTTCTTTTGATTTTTTTGATTTATTTTTGTGTCTATAGACAAAACCGCAACAAAAAAGACGGTCGTTAAAACCGTCTCTTTTGTTTTTTTACTCCACTATGCACTCGTAGTACTTTGCGATTTTGCCCTCTCCCGCGTCCTTGTCGTCAAGGAAGGCGTGAGCCATCTTAGCATAATAATCGACCGAGTTGACGTTAAAATCTTTTGCGATCTCGTAATAGTCCGAGTACATCATGTTAATCGCGGCGTAAAACTCGGCGGGGTCACAATCATAGCCGTGCTGTCGTCTCACCTGCTCTGTTTGCTCAAAATTCCAGTGTCTCCCGGTTGAGCCGTCGGCGTTTTTCATTTTCTCCGTCCACTCGTCCGCGTCCTCACGGGTAAGCTTGTCGTGCTTCTTTCCACGTTTTCCGTAGTTCTCACGCTCACGTCCGTCATAATCACGGCGGTCTCTCATGTCGTACTCGCCGTAGTAGTCGCGCTTGCCGTAGCCGTCGTACTTGTCATAGTCAGACTGACGGCGGCGGTCATACTCGGGGTATCTATCCTCGCGCCGGTCATATCTGTCATAATCGCGCTGCCTGCGGTCACGGTCATAGTCGCGCTCGTGTCTGTCATAGTCGCCGCGCTTGTCCTTGCCATTTGACATCATGAGCAGCCAGTTTGGATTCAGCTTTTTCATACGGTCTCACCTCCCGTCGTGGTTGCGGTCGGTGCTGTGCCGTTGATTGAGCGCAGGTCGTTGTTAGGCGCACATGCCGGTTTGCCGAGCAGTCTAAAGCTGCCGCCCGTCGGTGTGGTGATTACAACCGCGCTGTATCTCGTCCGCGCCCTTATCGAGCAAGCGGTCAGCTGAGCGCAACAACGGTTAGTCAGCGGATATAGCGTAGTGCCGTCTCCGATTGTGACGTACACGGGAGCGGTGATTGTCGTCGCCGTCGGAATTGCCTGAGCGACTACGACACAATATTTTTCTCCCGCGTTATACGCGCCCGCCGGAAGATTGATTATCAGGTTGCCGCCGGTAAAGGATACCGACTGCGACAGAATGAAGCGCGGACAAAGTCTGCATACATTAGTACAAGCCATTTTTTATACCTCCAAAAAATCAAAAGGGAAGCGGTACGCCGCTCCCCCGAAATCGGTCACGGCTCAAAGCCGGATTTGTGAATCAATAGTTGCTGCAGTCGGAACAGCCGTAGTTGCCGTACTGCCAAGGTGCCGGAGCGTTGAATGCGGGTACGGGGACCTTGCAGCCGAGCTGACTTACAAGATACTGATTCTGCGCCTGCTGTGATGCGGCAAGCTCAAGTCCAAATATCTTCTGCGCCTGAGCTGCAATCTGTGCGTCCTTCGTCGCTATCTCCTGTGCCGTCATTCTGTCGGATATGCCACGGAATCCGCTATTCATCGCGTCGATTATATCGCGGGTGTTGTTAGCGGCGTTAGTGTTAATCGCGCAGGTGTCGGTTGCCATGCGGTAGCCAACGTCGGCAAATCCGCGCTCCATCGCTCTGCCGTTTTCGCAGCAGCACTGCTGGAGCTGTGTCGCAAGAGCCGCCTGTCCTCTCTCAACACCGTTAAATCCCTGCATCATAGCCACATTTGTGTCGTTAAATCCCTGCTGTGTCTGATAGCCGAGGTTGCAAATCGCGTTGCCGACGCCGTGGAAGCCGTTGAGCATTGACGAATTCATATCGTAAAATCCGTCGCAAAGTCCGTTTTGTACGCCGCGGACGGAATTCTCGAGTCCGTTGAATCCAAACTCGCTCTGGAGGTCTGCGCGTGTTAATCCGCCCTGAGTGCCTGCCGCCATTACGTAGGGGAGTGCGCCCATGCCCGAGGAATCGCCGTTGTTTCCGCCGAAGCCGTTACGACCCCATCCAAAGATGATGGCGAGAATTATGACCGCCCAAAGTCCTTCGTTGCCAAAGAAGCCGCCATCACGGTTGTTGCTGTCTCCCTGCCCAGCAAGGAAACCTGTCAAAAGTTCGTTGCCCATGTTTTTTCTCCTTTTCGGTTTATTTCATCCGCTTTCGCGTGATGTTCAAAATTTAAATTTTGGACAGTTTTTTAATCAGGTCTCCAGTCAAACCGAAAAGGGAAGTGTTATTTGTTGATATTTGTTGTTATTTACTGATACCGAGTGAGCGCATTAAATCACCAAGGTTTATACCGCGCTCTTTCGCCATGTTTTGTGCCATGGTCTGGAGTTGGTGCGCGTCCTTGCCCTTGATAAGCTCGACGGCTTTTGCGTACTGTGCGCCCTGTCCCGCGAGATTGCCGAGGATATTATTCAGCGGCTGACCCGCACCGAGAGCCTGCATTACGAGCATTGCGGGATTAAGGTTAGGCATTTTCCGTTACCTCTTTCTTTCCCTTAGTGGGATTTTTCATCTTTTCGACCTCCGTTTGGAGAGCGGCAAAAGCTGCGCAAAGTTTGTCAAAATCCGCACGGGGAGTGTAGTCCGCTGTGTCTTTAGCCGGAGCTGTCGGAGGTGTATAAGCAAAATCCGCAAAATCCGACGCGCCGGTCTGCGAGTTGAATCTCTTGATATATACCATGCCGTGCGCCATGTCAGGCATGATAACTCCTGCCGCCATAAAATCACAAGGTGTCGCGAGTGCTTCCTCACGGCTTGTGACGGGTCGACAGATAAATCCGCTCTGCACCTGCGGTTGTGGCGCTGTCTGCTGAGGTTGCGGCTGTTGAATTTGCGGATTATAACCCGTATAGTACGGATTTTGGTTATAACCAAAGTTGTATGCCATATATCCTCCATACAAAAAAATCTCTCTGTATCTGATACTATTGTACCATCGCAGAGAGATTTTTTCTTTCGTAATTTTTGCGTTTATTTTTGCCTTAATTTTGCCTTGTTTTTGCAAGAGACGGACGAGCCGTATCAGTGCCGGTTTGTGCCACTTTGATACCGTCGAGTAGTCGCGCCCGACAGCATCACACACGTCCTCCAGACACCCGCGCTCCACATAGAGGATTTTGAGCAGCCGTTTGTACTCCGGTCGGAGATTGCACTTGTCGATTGCTGAGGATATCAGCTCCGTGTCGTCTATCTCCTGCACTGCGTTTTTCTGCCGCACGTGCTCCGTCAATCTTTACGCCTCCTTGTCCTCGCTTTCCGCTGATTCAATAATGCTTTTCACACCCTCCGCGTCAATCCGTGCCGCGTCAACTTTGCTCTCGCCGTAGATGTAGCCGATAATTGAGGATATCGCCGTAATCGCGCCCGCAACCTTGCCCGCAATCTCGCCGTAGTCGCTCTCACCCACACCAAACGACATAGCTACACCGATGATGATGCCGATGATTGTCACCCACAGCTTTCTTGAGGTCAGCTTCTGCTTCCAGTTGATTTTGTTGTCCATATTATTCTCCTTTTTCATCTTCATAAGTTATTTCTTCCTCCCCGTAATCGGAGTGATATTCCTGCTTGATTTTCTCGCGGTTTTCCATTGCCGACTTGATGAGATAACCCACCACGCCGCAGCCCATGGGAGCGCCGATGTATGTCAGCAGTCCGTCAAGAGACGCCATGTCGGGAGCGATTATCAGCTGGACCACAAGATAGCACATGCCAAAAATCGCGCCCGCAAACCACAGCTTTACAATTGCCGAGAGCTGACGTTTTGAGTATTCAACGTCTTTCTTTTTCATGATTGCGTTAAAACTGCGTTAAAACTGCGTTAAAACGCGATAATATTGTTAACCGCACGACTGCCGCCCGTTGACCGTCTCTTGATTCCCTCGACACGGATATATGATCCGCCGCCGTCAAGAGCAATAACGTCCTCAAAGCCCTCGCCCTGTATCTTTCGCCAAACCTCGCCGGATTTGATGTAGTTTGCCGAGGTGGTTTTGAGAGTGAGCACCCATATCTCGCCGCTCCTGATACCGAGCATGTTTCTCGATGTGCCGTAGGTGGTGGAGCTGTCCCAGCCCTCCGCATTGACGTAGGTCATATCGACAGGCTTTTTGTCGACCACGACAGGCACTCCGCTGACGGCGTACTTGATTCCCGACGGGATTTTGTCTACGCGCTCGATTGTCGGCTTGCCCGAGTACGGCACGAGCAGTGTTGACACCTTTTTACCCGCAAACTGCTTCGTCGCGTTGTCGGCGATACTGTACACAAGGTGGTTGCCGTAGACGTGTTCAAAAAGATTCCCTTTTGCCGCCGCCGGAATGTCCTTGATATCACAGGCGAGATTTGCGACAGGGAGCGTGTACACCTCGCCGTCCTCCGAGCGATAATTTGCGAAGAAGCCGCCGTTGATGTATCTCTTAACACCGCCCTTGCGCTTGTCCGCGTCATGATAGATTATAGCAAAGTCTTTGACGCGGGTGTATGTGATTCCGTCCTTGTCGTAGCTGTCTTTGTACACTGTCGGTTTTTTCGGTGCGGCTTTGATATCGTACTGCCCCCACTCGTTAGGTATGCCGAGATACGGGGTAGGGTCTACGGATTCGCCGTTTTTCCTCACCTCAAAGTGACAGTGCGAGCCGAAGGAGTAGCCCGTGTTGCCCTCGATTCCGACTACATCTCCCGCCTTGACCTTTTGACCTACTTTGACTTTTCGCGCCGCCATGTGGCACATGAATATCTTAAGTCCGTCAGCCGTGTCTATGCGGATGTAGTTGCCCCACTGCCATGTGAGATTAGACTTGTCCGTGATGATTGTCGACGAGCCTATCACTCCGTCACAAGGCGCAACGAGCGTTTTGTCCGTGCCGCTGAGGTCTACGCCTTTGTGATAGTCGCGCTGTCCGTTGAGCGTGCGCCAGCCGAAATGTGATGTGAGCGTGACCTTGCCGCTCTTGTAAGGCAGATTCATTTTCATTATGCATTTCCTCCGTCGTGCGGCGGGTCTGTCGGTAAGTCCATCACTTGATGATAGAGCTGTGTCGCAACGTCATTGCCGCCGAGGTTGTGGTAAGCCGCGTAGGCGCGTTTGAGAGCTTCCTTCGCGTAGATGGGACAGAAACCCTTGTCGATGTACTTATCATGGTTACGGATGATTTCAGCGCGGAGCAGGCATTGTACACCGTTCTCAAGCGCACTGTCACGCTTTTTGCGGAGCTTAATGTACGTGACCGCCCACGTCAGCACACCGCCGCACACAGCAGGGATGAGCCATTTTAAAATTATCATTAAGACCTCTTTCATATTTCCACAACCTCCACGTAAATTCCCACAAGTTCACTTAGTTTGTTGTACACAGGATTGCCCGTGTCGCGGTTGCAGAGGTACGTCACGTTGTTCTCGATGTAATACTTGCCGCTCACGAGAGCCATGTTCACCTCATACGGTATCGGGTCATACTTTGTACCGTCGTGTACCTCGTCAATGCGCGTGTACAGACTTGCTGTGATATCAGGCGTCCACGTCTCCTGCGAGGTGTGCGCCTGTACCACCTTGTAGAGCTTGCCGAGATACTGCGCCTTGTAGCCGACGGTGTACTGCTTGTCCTTTTCCCACTCGGGATAAAACGCCACCATTCGTACAGCCGTAGCGTCGTCGACTGACAAAGTGTTAATCTGCTCTTTGATGAGCATTGACATTACTTCGCTTTCGGTAATTGGGCGGTGCTTCGCTTCCGCCGCTTCTCTTGCTGCCATTTCGGCGTACTGTGCTTCCTCTTCCGCCGTCATTTCGCGGATTACTCCGTTGATACATATTTTCATTTTTTGCCATCCTTTATCTGCCGTATATTGTGATTTTGCCTGATACTGGCGCATATGTGGTGTTTGCCGTTGCCATTTTTATTGATGTAGCTTTGCCAACTCCAAACACAACATTATATGGGATATATGCGGTTGATGGAGCGAGATTGGTTGCGGATATAGCTTTGCCCGCCTTGTGGCATTCCCAGACCATCCCGTTATATTTTGCTATTGCGTAGTTATAAGCCAACCCGCCGCTCTTTGGTACATCCACAAAATTGACACATACTTGTATTCCATTTATGTATAAATTTTGCGCCGAATCCATGCTTGCAGCATTTTGCAGTCCGCTATTAATCGCTAAAAATTCCGTGTAATTGTCCAGTCCCGTGACTTCAAAAGCTGCGGTTGCCTCCGTTACCTCAACCTCGAGGATTTTAGTCCATTCTTTTTCTGTTCCCCCGCTCGGCAAATCCGCTGCTTCCCACTCCGTCGGTTTGCCTGTGCCACCGACAGACTTAACTTTGATAATCTGCCCGACGGCTGCCGTAGTCGGTGCGGTTATCTTTTCGGCGAGTGCTGACGTCACGATTTTGTTCTGCACGGGATTTTCCGAGGTTGACGAGAGTTCGCTGTCGACGGTGATTGAGCTGCCGCCCGTCGGTTTGGTTTTAAGCTTGCTATCCGCCCCGATTCTCACGTCCTGCGTATCTTCGTCGGTCGCCGCGTCAGCCTTGATGCCGCCGAGAGCATCAGCCGTAGCCTGCGGGAGCGTGTACGTCGGCTTGTCCTGCGGGACTACGATTCCGTCTTCGCCAACGCCAAGGATTTTTCCCGCGTTGCCTGTGCCTTGGTTTTTGTCGAGTTTTGTGCCAAGCGCGTCTCCGACAGCCTTCGCGTCAGCAGCGTAGCCTTTGTATTTCAGCTGGCTATCAAGACTTATCGCTCTTATGCCGTAGAGCGAGCTTTCTTCAACAACCGCCTTGTTTTTCTCCATTTTGTAGGTGACAACGCCAACGGATTTATTAGCCGCGTCGTATACATAGCCGGCGAAATACACGATTCCATCCTCGTCGATATTTGTCAGCGGATAGTCGCGGTTGTAGAGTCGGAGCAGTATCTCCGTACCCGCCTTGTATTCAGCGATAAAGTTGTCAATCGCCGCGTTTTGGTCGTCGACATTGTAATACACCAGCGTTGAGCCGCCACTGCTTCTGCTTGCTTCAACGACAATTCGCTTTTTGTCCGCGTCTATGTTGTTTCTCGCCTGTGTCTTCTGCTCGTCCGTCAGCGACTGCGCAACGTACTGCACTGCATTCGGCGAGCCGCCCTCCTGCGCAGACAGCACGCCGTTTTCATCCACCTCCAGCCCGCCGCCGAGCGTGGAAAACGGCTTGTTCTGCACACTGTCCCATGTGGGGGATGTGATGCTCTCGAGCATTGCTATAATCTGCTCATATACGCTCGGCGTCGGGTCAGGTATCTGCTCTCCGAGATAGTCCGCGATACTGTCTTTGACTTTGAGACAGCACGGGCGTGTGGTTTTGAGTACACTCGGTTTTTCCGCAGAGCCTGCCTGCACACCGACAAATATACGCCTGTGTTCTCCCGCCATCATAGGCACGCCGCATGAGTTTCCGTCCATCACAACCGCCTGATAGCTGCCGTCCTCGCAGACAAAATACACGGTTTTGACCTTGTCCTGCCACTCTTCGTCAAACTCAAATTCCGCGACGTAGTCCGAGTTGTGCGATATAACATCCTCGCCAGCCGTGATTGTCGGCACTCTGTCACGCACCGTGATGTGTATTGTGGTTAGCACTTGTTTTCACCTCCTTCAGATTTTGCAGACAACAATGTACGTCCCTCTCGCTTTGGCAATATACACCTTGTCTCCCGCCGCAAAGGTTACGCTCTTGTTGTAAGGGTACTTTTTCGTTGATGCAATCGTTTGCCCTGGGAATATCAGCGTAATGCCGGAGGCGGACACCGCCCCAACCGTCGCGATCTGGTGAGCCGGCACACCCTCAGCCTCCGCCTCATATTCCCTCTCTTTTTGATAATTTATCAAAGTATAATCCTCCTTGCCTTGTGCTCCATCGTGCCGCCTGCGGATATCGGTATTCTCCACTCCGTCTCCGTGTAGATTCCAATCATGTCTCCAAGCTCGAGCGCGACCACGTCAAACGACTCATGCTCCGGTACGATTGCCGTCCGAAAAACTACCGCCTCCGTAGTCTGGAGCGACTGATATTTGAGTTTGTCCGCATACGCCTGCAGCGCCACTTGTGACGGGATGTTGTCGACGTCCTCCGTGTAGAGTATCCGCCCCATCTTGCTCACGGAGTACGGCGATTCCGCGCTGTCGTTGATTGACGTCGCTACCATCGGGCTGTCAAGCTCGGGATTCTCACAGGTCACGCGGAAAACGTTGCATTTTGAAAACCTGTCGCGCGTTATCTCGTAGTAGTCCTCGATAAGACTGTACTCGCCGGAGTTGTATATGTGGTCTACCGTCGATATGCTCGGCTGCTCATACTTTGTGAGCCGCACCGCACCGGAGAGATCCACCCAAGCGGAGTTGTATGATATCTCGGCGAGCAGCTGATTCACAATGTCGAGCACCGGCGTCCCAACCTCCCAGTCCTGCCGGTCAGTCGCAAAGGTGTAGCTCGTACCCTCCGCGTCAATGTTTGTCAGTCCGCAAGTCGTCAGCAGATTGACAATCGCCGTAATGTAGTTTGTTCCCGCCGCAATGTACAGCGGAGTTTCGATTTTTTTGCGCTCCGCCAAGTAGAGCAGGGAGTACCCCTCGAGTGTATACCCCTCCACACCGTCACTCCGCGTCTTTGTCTCCGTTGTGATTACAAACACACCGCACGGATAGTCAACATCGTTAATCGTGATTATAGGTCTGAGCCTGTCCGTCAAAAAATCAATCTCGTCCGAGTAGTCCGCAAAGTTGCCGCGGATAGTCATTTTGAGTGCGGAGTCCGCAGTGTTCGCTATCTCGACGGACGAGTCCATGTCACGGAGCGTCGCAAAAACCGCATTGTTGCGCAGGACCTCAAACCGCGCCGCAAACGTGTTGTGATGCTCGTGTATCATATAGTTACCTCCTCGTTGTAGTCAACCTCCGTAATGGTGAGCTGAGCCGAGTAAATCCGCGCGTATACCGCTATTCTCACGTCGTCGACCACGCCAATCAATACCCCGCCGCGAGTGTCCTTGTAAATCATCACGCGCCCGACAGTGTTGTTCAGCTGGAGAGCCTCGTCGCGAGTTTTAAACGCATACTCCGCCGACATCTGCCGCGTCACATAGCCGGAGTTGTACGCGATAGGCTTGGTCCGTCCCGCGTAATGTTTGTACACAACCTGCCCCGACCGAGAGTAGTTGCGCACCCGCTGAGACAGACTGTACCGCAGCGGTATCCACACCGCATTGTCCGCGTCATACATACAGTCGTTTTGCGGAGTCGCGTCAACCGTCACAGCCGCGGACTGCGCATAGTACCCAGTTGTTTTCACCGCGCGAACATAATATTTCGTCTCGCCGTTTGCCCCTACGTCGGTATAGGTCTTCGCCGTACCCGCGTATATCGCCATCCCGTCGCGGTATACGATATACTTAGCCGACGTTCCCGCGTCCACCCAAGATAGAGCGACCGCGTGAGTCGTGACCGTAGCCGTGAGCGTAACCGCATCCGACTGAGCCGAGTTTGTGATCTGTACATACTTGACGTCAGTCCACTCGCTCCACTTGCCGTTTGACGCCTGAGTACGCACCTGTACCGGATATAAGCCGTCCGCATATATCTTAGGTATTTTGTGCGTTTTCGTCGCCGAGTAAACCGCGCCCGAGTCGTAGTCGGCAAATCTTACCTGATACGCCACCTGCGCTGAGCTTGTCCAGCCGATGGTGGGCTGCGGCTTGCCGTCACAAGTGACAGTCGACGTACCCGCCTGTATCTTGCAAACAAAAGTCTCCTCGCCGTAATAGTCAATCGTATACTCGCCCGAGAGACTGTGCGCCGCATACCCTCTCACGCGCCATTTTATAACCCCCTCGGGCAGAGTGTTAGCCGGTATCGTGTAACTGTATTTTTGTGATACCCTCTCAATCGTCGCTTTTTTCGCAAGCGATATCCACGACTCCCCGCCGTTGGTTGAGTAGTCGACGTCATACTTAGTCGGGTATGAGCCAATCGCCAGCCCGTCAACAGCCGACACGGACCACGTCAACACAATGTCCTCGCCGCCCAGCTTGTTCTCTCCACCAGCGGGCGACTCGGGAACACATGCGGGGAACTTGAGCGTGAGCACCATCGTTGCATACTCGCTCCAATATCCCGCTGCCGATACCGCCCTCAGCCGCACATTAATGTCCTCACTCGGTGCCGATATCTTAGGGTAGTTAGCAGCTCTCATCGTAGTGCCGCGTATGCCGGAGATAGCGTCTTGTGTCGAGTCAAGGCTAAAATTTTCTCGCCATGTCCCGTGGTCATCAACATCGCACTCAACCCCGTTTTGTTTCGAATCTGAAAACTGCGAGTAATTCCAATAAATGTAATACCCCGATTGACACATAGTCTCGCCTGTTGCGTTTCTCATCGTCACAACCGGCGGTATGGTGTCATTTGTATACTCCAAAGTGTACTCTATGTAGCAACTAACACTATCGTGATATATGGCATCTTTGTTGAGCGATTCGTCTGAGGACACCACGCCCAAACCATATGTCATTATTTTATTTATCACGCTGCTGTCAGTCACCTCAACTGTTTTGCTTGCGTAGCCTCCAACACTGCACGATTGAGTAGTAATATACGTTGCATTGCCAGCCGCTACATACCACGATTGAGCAGTATCGCCTTTGCTGTTGAGTACTCCCCATTTAACGGTTGTGGACGCACTGTTAATCTCCAAAGAGCTTAATTTTAGCGTAAGGGTAATTTTCGTTATTTTTGAGTAATCGCTCAACACATTTGCCGATTTTGGGGGGGTCACAAGCAAAACTCCACGATAGACATAGGCATAACTGCTATATACATCCTTACCCGCATAGGCGTATTTGCCGTCAGACATACTATACGTTATGCTGTTCATCGTGCTTTTTCTATATGTTTTCCCACTCGCCTTACCCGTATAGGTTGCCGCCATCGCCGTCACCCCCTGACATAGCCGGAGCGTACCGCCTGCCGCTGAGCCTGCGCAAGTCGCACGATGTCGTTAAACTCCCGCACATCCGCCGCGCGTATCTCCACATTGTAATAGTTCGACACATTTCCTCCCGACTCAATACGCGGAGTCACGCCGTTAGGATACACCTCCGACCCTCTCGGCAGCCGCACAATCTCCGGTCCTTTCTCGCCGACAACCGACCATCCCCCCGGAGCAAACTGCGTACCGGTTGCATAGCCAAACATTCCTTTAAAATTCGACCACGCATATTTGAGATAGTCGTTTGTCGCACCATTGTCTAAGCCAAATAAACTGATTAACGCCGCGCCCAAACCTTTCTTGACGTTCTCCCATTTCGATTTAAAATTTTCGAGCGTTCGATTCACGTTGTCCATTGAGTTCACAAGATTCTCATCCAGCACCTTTCCCGTCGCGACAGCCTCCTCGCCATACTCGCGCAAAAGCCGTCCGCCGCTCTCGACAATCGGATTCACTTTAGACGCCGCCTCACCAAATATAGCCTGCATCTTCGCCATTCTCTCCGTCTTGTTTGTGGTCTGCGAGTATACGTCAATCAAGTCGTAAAAAATCTCGTCAACGTCACGCAGATTTCCTTGAGCATCGTAGAGCGCAACTCCGTACTCGTTCCACGCATTCATCGCCTCGGCTACAGCTTCCCGCTCGTCCTCCGACGCGTTTTTGAGGTCTCCGAGATGTCCCGCGTATTTGCCGACAACGTCATTTGTCTCCTTGATTTTTGAGTACAACGGATTGATAATCTCGGATAAGCCATCCATAGAGCCGCCCGCCTTACCAATGGCATACTCAAGTTTTTGGTAAGCAGTCGTGTCAAGTCCAAGCAGCTGCGCCGAGTCCTTCATGTCGCTAAAGCTCTGCGTCGTTGAGTCAACAATCTTAACGTACCCTCCGAGAGCCGCCGCTACGGTTCCCACACCTCCCGCCACAGCTCCGATGCTCGACGATACTCCGCCCATCTTGCCGAGTATGTTGTCAAGTCCGCCCGGTATGTTAATACCAACCTCGCCCGCTATGTCCTTGACGCCAGACAGTATGCTGTCAAGTCCGCCGCTGCCTTTCTCAAGCTCGCCGACCTTCTTGCGGTTTTCATCAGCCGCCGCCGTCATGTCGTTAAGCGATTCCGTAGCTTCCTCGAGTTGCTTCCGATAGTTCTTTGTTTTCTCCGAGCCTGTACCGTAAGCCTTCTCCGCCTTTTTGAGGCCCTCCGTCAATCCGTCAACGTTTTTCTGTTGCTTTTTTATCGCCGCTCCCAGCTCCTCATAAGTCTTGTTGAGCGCGGCAATATCCTTTTTGTTCTGCCCAAAAGCTCGCCCGCCGTTCTCCACGGATGCCGCAATCTCGCCCATCTGACGGTCAGCCTCAGCCACAACCTCCGCAAATCTGGCAGTGTCCGCCTCAATATCTCCCTGCGCCGCCGCCATGTCCCGCATAGCAGTCTCCGCGTCGGATATAGCGGCAGTCGTGTCTTTGTATTTCGTCTGCAACTTAGCAAGCGCCGTCTCGCTCTCGTTGTAGGATATAAACAGGTTTTTCACTCGCGCGTCCTGCTCACCGTATACCGCCGCCGTCTTGCTGATCTGTTCCGCAATCTGCCGCGATTTCTCGGTCTGCAGCTCCATCGCCCCTGAGAGCGACGCCTGCTGCTCTTTGAGGTTTTCCATCGGATTTTCTGTCACCTTGTATTGCTCGGCAAGCAGACTAAGCTCCGACCGGTTGACCTTGAGCACGGAGTTGATATTGTTTATCGCCGTTTTAAATTCCTTCTCGCCCTCGACGTATAGTTTAAATTTCGCTCCGTCCGCCACAAGCGCACCCCCCTCTCAGTCAAAAATATCATCATCCCTTTTGTCCTCCCGCGCCTCGCTTATCATGTCCGCATAGTCAATGTACTCATCAATGATAGCCCCCGCGCGTCTCACTCCTGCCTCTGTGTGTGTATACCCCAAGTTTTTCACTGCCAAAATGCGAAGGCGCGAAGCCGTCAAACGCTCACCCTCATCAACCGTCTCGTTACCGTCACGGTCAAATACTATAGGTTCCCAACGTTCGCCACCTCCGCGCCGTTTCAGTTTTTTGCTTTAATACAGTCCGCAAGTTCCGCCACGACAGTATCGCACATAGCAGTGTACTCGGGATAAGTCAAACGCGCACCGATGTAGTCGGGAGTTATTGTGTCCCTCTCACCGACGTAGTATCTGTGCTCGTTGATCATCCACGCCGCAACATCTTTGACGCCTGCAATGCCGCTCTCAAACAGCTTTTCCGGCGAGCCGTATTTGCTCTCGATTTTCTCAATCACATTGATGTCGCAGCGGAGAGCGTACTCAACGCCGTCCAATTTGATTACGTTCATTCCGTCCTCCTATCAAGCCTCGCCCGAGAGCATCGACGTCGTAGCTACAATTTTCTCATCAAGCAGAGCCGCCGCCGCATCGGGAGTGTCAACCCACTTTGACTTGTATCGCCACTCGTCACGCTGATTTTTGGATACCCTGCCCGTGAGCGAGGACGTGCCGTAAGTAATGGTCTGTCCCTTAGTCGCAAAATTGTCCGCGGGTATGCCAAACTTGACGCGTAGATAGATAACTGCACGATACTGCTTGACTCCCGACTTGACGCGTCCGATAACTCCGCCGACACGTACATAAGACGCAACGTCCGTCGACTTGCTGAGCACATCTCCGTCTGTTCCCACACTCGCACCGAGTAGATCCTTTTCGACTGCATCGTCAAGGTCGTCCACCTCGAGCGTCATGTCTCCGTCAACAAACTCCGTGTCATACTCCGCGAGTCCGTCGTCGGCGTATAACTCAGCGTCGGAGGTGTTAATGGTCGTATTCATATTGATTCCTTTTCCGAGTACCTTTACCGTGGTCCCGAGCGTCTCGGTCTCAACCCCCGCAGTCGAGGTCGACACGGTCACAGGCACGTATTTCGGCGACCTAAAGCTAACCTTTGCCATAGTATTACCTCATTTCTTTTTTAATTCCGCAAGCCGCTCTTCCGCATATTTTTCCATCGCCGTGAGCGCCTTGCCCCTGACCGCACGGACAGCGTTTGACGCAAAGTGTGTCGGCTCTCGCCAGTATTGCCCTCTCAGCTCCCGAGCGGTTTTCTTTTTTCTTTTTCCCGTGGACGTGTCAATCTCAAATCGACCGCCCCGCACAGCACCGGATTCAAACGACCTCGCGATCAGCATAAATGGTACTCCGCGAGGGAATCTGCCGTAAGGCGGCTCTTGATATCCACCCCAACCGATAGACACGTTGTAGTTGCCGTCCTTGTCGCGCTGCATCGGAGTAATGCCAAAGTGCTGTACAAGCTCCCCCGCTCTCGACTCCGGCAAAAGCTCACCCTGCAAACGCTTTTTCATCTCGTCCGCAATGATGTCCGCTCCCACACGGAGAGTGTCGTCCGCGATTTCGGGGAATTCGGCAATAGCCCTCGCAACCGGCATTGTAAAGTCGTCCGACTCAATAAATCTCGCCAGTGCCACAGTCAACACTCCAGTCTATCTGATACACGATAAGCCTCAAGTCAAAGTCGCGTCCGATGTTTGCCACGGCAAAAGACACATCCGCATCAATCAGAGCGGTAATTATCTTTTCGACAACCTCATCATACTCCGCCGACGTGTAGTAATAGATAATCCCTCTCGGGCGCATTATCTCCGGCTCGTCGTCGGCGTCAAGCACAGTGTCAATCGAGGTCTCGCCCCAAATAATAAACTGACTCGGCTTTTGCTCCGGCGCAACAAAATGATAAACCGGCACGCCCACAGACAAGAGCGCGTCTCGTACATCCTTAATTGTTGCCATCCCGATAACCCATCCTCTCAAGTGATAAGTCAATAACCTCACATCCCGCGTCCTCATCACGGAGATATTGAGCCTGCACGACGCGGTATCTCTCTTTGCCAAGGACAGCCGCGTCGTCAGCTCTCACGTCAACCCCCAAGGCACGTATTCTCACAACTCGGTCAATGCGTGAGTTAGCCTGTTGAGCCGCGTAGTACCTGCTCATGCCGACAGTACGCTCGCCGTACCATCCCGCATGGTATTCAACAAGGTCCGCACTCATCATGTCTCCGCTTCGCCCCGCGTCCTCCGGTGTACGGCAAAGCCTCAATATGCCTCGGTCAAGTATCATGTCTAACCTCCGAGAGCCACCGCTCCCGACGAGCTAATCTCAGCCAGTCGGGCATAGGCTCGTTTTTGTCGCGGTTGGAGTATTGCCAGCATACATAGTCGGCGGCAAAGACTATATCGCGCGACGAGTTGCGGAGGTGTATACCCGCCTCGTTAAGTTCCCCGATAGCCGCCTTTATGCGCTCCGTCAAGTACAAGTCAAGAGCAGTATCCGACTCAAGTATGTTAAGCCGCCCCTTGACGACAGCGAGTATAGTCTCAATCATACGCCGACCTCCTCACCTCTCGCTCTTAGGTACCCTCCGATGCTGCATTAGCCGTGTCCTGGGCAAATGTTACCGCAGTTCCCGACACGGCGGTTGTATTAAGGGAAAACGCCGCAAACGCCTCGCCCGCAATCGGTCTGCCATCGTATCTTGCTACACCGGCAAATACAGTCTGGTCGTCCAAGAATTTCACGTGTTCGCTCTTACGGATTTCAACGCCGCGTCTCTCGCCAAGGAGGTACTGTCCAAAGTAACCGCCGACCACAACATTCTCCGGCATAAATGTCAGCTCAACTACGTTGCCGCCAAGTATAGGCATGGTGTTGTTTACTCCGGCAACAAGCGCACCGGCAGCGTTGGATGCAAGAGTGTCAACCTTAATCGATGCCCATGTCGCAGGATTCATAACCCAGGTCTTCTCCTCGCCGCCCATGTTGTATACGTTTTTGACGGTGCCGAGTATCTTAAGCATTTCCTTGAGCAGCGCATTTCCCGTCACGGATGTTGCGGACTGCTTGCCGACGTGTGTTGTACTGAGGTTGGTAAATGTCGGAGCAGTCGATGCGCCCCACCAAGCCGGAGATGTAGCCGCAACAAGACGAGGCACAATTCCGACAGGCATGTTTGTACCGGTGCCGTAGAGGATAGCCTTGTCAATCGCAAGTCCTATCGCCTGACCGAGCATATCGACTACAAGCGCCGCAAGGTCTTCGGAGCTGTCCTGGAGGTAGGGATTCGGCACAGGTATGTGACCCGCGACCTTTTCGCCCGCCATCTTGACCTGCGTCAGTGTAAAAGCAAGCTCGTTAAATTTACCCACCGTGTCAGTCCAAACAGCCTCGGGTGCAGCGCCGATAATGTTTTGCTTGCCCTCTCCCGTGATAGCCTTGACCGTTACAAGCGGCATCAGCTTAGAGTAATTCGTGATTCTCTCACGGAGTATCGGGAGCATGACGGTCGGTACAGCAAGGGAGGTGTTGGTAATGCCGCGGATAGCAAGGTCGCGAGTTTCGTTAACCCAGCGTCTTACTCCCTCATCCTTCCACGCGCCCGCAATCTTAGCCCTGTACTCTGCATTGTATCTGTCCATAGTGATATCCCCTCTCATAGTAGTTTTTTGTGTTTTCGGTTCTGCCGGAGTCTGTTTGCCGGAGCGAGCCGCGCGTGTCTCAATCTCACTAAGCTCATCCTTCAGCTTTTTCTCCTCCGCGTCCATGTCGGCAGCACGAGCAGTGTTTTTCTCCTCGTCCGCACGGATGGCGGCGTCCTCCGCCTCAATCTCTTTTGTTTCCGTCTCAAAAGCAGCGCGCTCTTCCGCCGGAGTGTTGTCGTTAATCTCATCGAGTGCCGCAACAGCCGCCGCCTCTCTCGCCTGCCATTTCACACGTCTTTCGCTGACCGCCGCAATATCCGCGTTAAGTGCAGTGCGCTCCGCCTCAATCTCCTTGAGACGGCGTGTAATCAAAATCTGTCTCAGTGCCATTTCTTGTACCTCTCTTTCATCTCAGTCTTCCATCGCCTGAGTAAGTCCGCATTTTCTCGTCCTCGCGCCCCTACCTCCGTCGCCTCGTAAGCTGGGAAGGTGCAGACAGAAAACTCAAAAACGTCTATCTCACGCAAAGTGTAGTGTACGGTCTTTGCCACGGTGTTGACCTCGCGCGTCTCGTCACGGATGTACCCGCCAAAAGACGCCTGCGAGACATCCCCTCTCTTGAGCCGCGCATATACATTCATCGCGTCCGCGTCTTCGGGATTCACAACACATCGCACATATACACCGCGCCCGTCGGCAGTTATAGTTGCAGTCCCCGCTTTAGTGCGTCCGAGTACAAGCGTAGTGTCGTGATTCGCCAAAACTCGGATGTCGTTGCCGAGATACTTGTCAAAAGCACCGCGGTCAATCGACTCGGTCATAGCAAATCCGTCCCAATTCTCACCGAGGTTGTAGTTGTCGTTAAATACCGCAAAATATCCCTCGATAACGCGCTCGTTGTTGTCCTCGGACGTCCTAAACTCGCAGCCGCACGTTCGCACGATTTTCTCATTCATCGCCGTTGTCTTCCTCTCCTTTCAGTTTTTTCTGGTCCCCGAGCCGGTCAGCGGGGATGTAGTTCTCGAGCGCGAGCAGCTCCTCCATGTCCTCATCGGGAGACAAACCGAGCCAGTCTCGCCACTCGTTACGTCTCATCGCCATACGGTCGACAAGCTCCTTGCCCGCACTCACAAGCTCCGTTATCGAGTATGAGTGCAAAGAGCGCGGATTAAACGTAATGTGATAGTCTGGAGAGTATAGCAGCTTGCGCGTCAGCTCCTGCTCGATAACCTGTGCAATTGACATGACGGTAGTCGTGATAAAATTGTCGTACTCGTCACGGTTAAAATCCCCGACCCCGACCATAAACGCAGGCACTCGATAGATACCGGCTATTCGCTTGATATCGAGTTCAAGATTTTCTTTGATCGCAAGGTCGGATACGGTCAAAGGCTTAATTTGCTGCAGCTCCATCGTCTCCGCGGGGATAATCCACGGCACCCCTCTGTCGTTAGAGTCGACAAAACGGTCTATCATTTTTTGCCGTCCGTCCCGTGTGGATAAGTCCTCCGTCAGTCCGTCAACCTTCATCACGATGGATGGCGCCGGTGACTTTTGGAGCGCGGTTTTCGTCGCGTTTGCCTGGTTAATGCAGTCCACGATTGAGGACAGAGACACCGACCGTCCGCGCCCAACCCAAGGGCGTTCCGGGTCTGGATTTATCGCAAAATGCAAAATCTCGTCCGGCGAGTAAACGGTCTGCCCCACACGTATCTTGTATCCTCCGTCCGGCAAGTCGTCAAACATCACCGAGGATGGACGCGCCGGCATAAGCGACAGCAGATTTCCGTCTGCGTCAAACTCCGGGATCACAACGCAGTTGCCATTGCCGACAGTGAGCAAAGTCGACACGATATTGTAAACAAACGCCTTTCGGTTTTGATAAGCATTCGGCATGATGTCAATCGCCCTGCTAAGTCCGTTCACCACTCTCACGTCCCCCGTGTCGGTGTTGCGCATAAGCCGCAGCGTCATGTTTGACACCAAGTCAGCAATCGCGTCAACGCACATAGCCACCTCGGGACAGGAGTATAACGGCACATATCCGCCCGCAAAGAGCAAATCCCAGTCCGTTTGAGTTACAATCCCAACCGCGCGGGGAGCGTCCCTCTGCCGGATAAACAGTTTCTTTATCTTGTCCGTTAGTTTCATAATACCTCCGTTTTTCGTTCAGTTCCACTCGACAGCGTTTCGACCGAGGTTTTCAAGCATTCTCATGCAGGCAAAAACGCTCGCGTCAAAAATGTCTATTCGCGTGTTCTCATCAACCTTGTCGTACATCACCATGTCGTCGGTCTTCTCAATGGCGTGTACGTTTTCGACACAGTACTCATACGCATCCGAGTGGAGATAGTACAGCACCCCGTTTTTAGCCGCGTTTTCGATATATCGGAATCCTTCGGATTTCTTGTAAAAATACTGCGGTTGGTCGATAATTTTAAATCCCGCCTTTTTCATAGCAACAAAATACTCACGGCAGAATTTGCGGTCATGTCCAACCTCGGCAATTTTAAACCCGCGCCGTTTCATCTCGATAAACCACTCCACAACCTCCGCATGGTTGACGGTCTTGCCGTTTGACATCGTTAGCCATCCCTCGTCCTGCCAACCAAAGAGCGGTATGTTGTCCTCGTCTGCTTTCTTTTCCGCGGCAGTCACAGGGAACCAACAGTGCGGGATAATGATATTCACCCCGTCGTATACCCCGTAGAGTACCGCCGCCGTCAAGTCGTATAGCTTCGATAGGTCCGCACCGCCGTACCACTTGATAGGCAGTTTTGCAAGCTCGTCAATCGTCCAGTTGTATTTTCGGTCAGACGTTTGGAACTCAAAAAGATTAAAGTACGCCCTCGCCGAAGACACAAATACGTTCAGCGATTTCTGTATAAAGTCTTTTCTCTGTTGCGGGTCGTTCTGTGCCTCAAGCGCCGCCGCCTGCATCTCCTCGGGTCTGATTGTAATACCGTAGTTAGGATTCGCCGCCTCATGCTCCATGGGATTGAGATAATCAACATCTCCGTCCTCGCTCTCCCCCGCTTTGCAGATAAAGATAAACAGCCTGTCGGAGTAAACGTCTTCGGCATCCGAGTTCAAAATCCGCTGACATAGCGCGAGACGTTGAGCGCAAAAGGTGTGCCGCCCTCCGTCTCCCGCGGTCGATATGCCTATCATCAGCTTGTTTGAGTAAGCCTTCATAGCCTCGCGGATTATGTTGTACTGCTTAGCCGATTTAAAGGCATGTATCTCGTCCGCGATCGCAATGTTGCAGTTAAGCGAGTCCTGTCTGTCGGGATTCGCCGCGAGCGCCTCGATGTAAACGGACCCGCCGCCGATATGCTCGTTAGAGATAGCGTGTACGTTGTTGTTGTCGAGTATCCTCCATCCCTCCGACTCCGCCTCGTCCTTTGAGTCGTATATGTGGTTGGTCAGATTGTTCTCAATGTTGCGGTATGACTCCATAGCCTGACGGAGCGCCGCCGCCACGATGTAAATAGTCGCACCCGACTTGACGGAGAGAAGCGCAAGCGCCCATGCAAGAGCGGCGACAAACAGCGTCTTCCCGTTTTTTCGCGGGATGAAAATAAACGCCTCCTGCACCCTCCGCAGTCCCGTCTTTGGATCGTAAAACACGAGCATACCGTATATGCAAAACTTTTCCCACGGCTCGAGGATAAGCGGCTTTCCCTTGAGCGGCACACCTCCAAAGTCCTCGCCTTTTCGATGCACAAATTGAGTCTCGATTTTCTCAATCACATAGTCCGCCTCGCCGCAGTCGACAACGTATTTATCCGATAAAACGTCACGCCGGAATCTCACGCAAGCCTGCCGAGTCTCCACACAAGCAATCTTCCGTCCGGAGATAACATCATCAACATACGCCTCCACAACAGCGGCATACTTGCCCGTCATATCAACCCGTCAACCTTCGGCTTTTTTGTTTTTTCAAACGCTTTTTCATTGAGTTTTAAAAGCCCTCTCGGCGTGAGTCCCAGCGCGTCTTCAAGATTCAAAATATCTCGCCTAAGCGATTCCAGGGCGGAGACAGTCGGCGATTTTTTTACCCCCGAAGGCGTCGACACCTCGCAATCATAACCCCCGTCACGATGTGAGGTATATAATTTTTTGTACTCTTTTTGCAGCGCAACATATCTGTCAATCGTCGGCTCAAACTCTTGCTTGTAAGTCCCAAGCGCCTGCATCCTCGCAATCACGCTCGGCTTGTTAATCGCGTTTCCCATCCCGCACCTCCTTTCTCAATCCCAACTCTCGCGCGCGCCCGCGCGTGGAGGGGGAAAAAGTAGATCGGAA